CCATCGCCAGATCACCAGCGGTGACGCCACCCCAGTGAAAGATGATGCGCGGCGCATAGTCGAAATTGTTCTGTGTATCGGTGACCAGCATCGCCTCCCGAATTTCCATCGCGCCCATGCTGTAATCCCGGCCCGGTGCCGGTGCATAAAGCTGAGGCCGCTTGTTGGTGTACCCCAACGGCAGCGCGTTGGTGATGCCGTAACCTTCCAAGGTCGTGGGCTTCCCGCTGGTGATCTTCGACCAGTCCAACGCGGGGATATCAGCAGGCTGGAGATACTCACCGCTGATAATCAGGCCCTTCGAGTTGACCGTAACCTTCGTGTATTTCCATGCGGCCACGATGTCGGGCATCATGACCTGAATGTTCACATCCGCCGTTCCATCAAAGGTCGCACTACCCGTGCCGACGCCGCTGATCGACACTTTGCGGGCGGTTTCCAACTGCTTGGCCTTGCCCGCCGGCGTCGTGCCGTTGATCAGCTTATCGATTGCCTGCTGCAAGAACTGACGAACGCCTGAAACGGCCTTGGTGGTCGCCAGAATTGCACTACTGTCGGTGCCTGCATCGTCACTGATCGCGTTCGGGATATTGCCCAGGCCCACGTCGGCCTTTGTGGTCGCCCGGGCGCGCAGGTACTGATAGTCACCATTGCGAGCGGCCAGATGCTGGATCAGTGAACCGTTGATAGGTTCGACGACTCGCCGATCGCTGATGGCAGCGGTGGTCAGATCCGCCAAGGCGATGCAGTAAACCCGCTGGCCATTGCCGTCCAGGAAGTCGACCTGGTTGGGCTCAAAGGCTACTTTCCAGGCCGCCACCACGTCGTTCAACTCACGACGCAATGAGACCTGGAGCCACACTTGTGTTGGCATTTGGGTTGGCGCAATCGCCACGGCGGCGGCCAGCTCGATGCGGACGCCCTCGATGTAGGCCAAACCCGCTTTGAGCTGGTAAGCGGTACCGACCTTTTCAACCTGAAACGCATTCCCGAAGAAACAGGCACGGCCAAAGATGTCCCGGTTGCTCAGACGCTCGCGCTCATCAATGCCCTTGAGGCGAACGGTGAAGTCGTGCTGCCAGGTCTTGGCGTCAATAGTGATGCCGGTCAGAGCCTGGGCGCCGTCGAACATCACCAGGATGTTGCGGGTCACGTTGTTGCCCAGCTGCAGCGGCGGTATGTTTTTGCGCTTCTGCTGCAGCGGCATGTAAGCCACGGCCAGCAACAAGTTCTCGGCGGTTTCCAGGCCGATCCAGTTCCAGTCAAAATCCCCGACATCGCTGCCCAGCATCGAGCTGTAGACAACCTGGTTGGGGTTCACATAACCCACGTTGTGCTGGGGGATGGTGTAGCTGTGCACGATCTGCGCAGCCGGCGGCTTCGCTGCAGCGCGATTGACCGGTGCGTTTGGGTCCAGGCCTGGCACGTTGGCAAAGATGAAGCGCACGACATCGAGGCGCTGTTGCGATCCCAGTTTTTGGGCGATCAGGCTTTCACCTGCAAGGGTAATACTGGCTCCCATTGGGGCTCCTACAGGCTGGCGATCAGCGTTTGCTGATCGTCGTTGAAGTCCACCGCGACAATGCGCAGCGATACGGGGGTGATGGTCACGAAGTCATAGCGCCGGCAAGTACGGCCGTATTGCTGAACCAGGACGCGCAGCAGCTCCGGGTTTTGCGACAGCTGGGAGTCGGAGAGGCGCAACAGCACCACGTCCCAGTCCCGGTCGGGCATGCGCTCGTCGATCTCGACATAGCCCACGCCGAGGCGCTGCAGAATGCGTTTAAGCCCCGCTGTACTGCCGGCATCGACGGCGTTGATAAAGGCGAACTTGACCCGCAGGCGGTAGAGGTTTTCCGGCTCGTCCTTGAAACGGCTGATATCCCGCTGCCAGGCCAGCAGGTCGAGAATGGTCAGGTGGCAGGTCTCGGCGTCCATCTGCAGCAATGGCCACTGCATCCAACCTTCAACTTTCTCCCACCACGCCTGGCAGGCGGCCTTGAGCTTGGTCAACTGCGGGCCATCCAGCCAGAACGGCAAATTGAGCTTGATCATGGCAACACCACCTGCAGGCTGCTGATCCGTGGAATGGTCAGCTCTGACACGATGTCGGCGTTTTCGAAGTTCAGGGACTCGATGCCGGCGAACTGCTGGTGGAGTTCTTCGGCCAGGCGGCTGAATGAAAAGCGCGCCTGGGGATAGGTCAGCGTCGGTTGATAGTCACCGGTGCCACTTTCACGGAAGGCCGCACGGATGAATAACTCGGCCTCTGCCTGCAGCTTGGTGCGTTGTTCAGTGGTCAGTGCAGGACGTGGCCACAGCGTGACGCTCAGTTCGTGCAGGGTCTCCGGCATCACCAAAACCAGCAGATCATCACCGTGGCCATGGTTGCCCTGGTCACGGATATGGGCGTTGATTTGCTCCAGGTATGCCGCTGCCGGCACGTCCGCTTCAAACAGCACGTAGGCGTTCGCACTGCCCGGGCCGCGTGGTGCACCGTGCAGGAAATAGACGCCATCGGGCCGCACCGCCGGGAACGCGGAAATCATCGCCCGATAGACTGCATCGGTGTGCCACTGGTTGACCGCCGAGAACTGATTACGCACCCGCAAACGCAGCTGATCGTCAGGCTCAGGATCTGCACCTGGTGCAATCAACCAACCGTCGGTGTTGACCACCTGGACGATGCCAGGAATGGGCACAGGCAGAATTGCGTAGTAACCCGGGGCCAGGTTGTAACCACTGCCAACCTCTTGGGCCTCGGCCGGGACTTCCAACTGAAGTACGCCGTCGGCAAAGGTCACCGCCTGGGTGGTGACCAACTGGTAAATATGGCCATTGATGGCAGCTGACTGCACCTGGATGCCGGCGGGCATCTGCAGCACCCCGCCGGCAACGTCACGGGTGAACAACAACATGCCCTTGGCCTTGGTGGCGCCTTTGCGCTCGACGTTGACCGCCCAGGCCAGCATGTCCAGCCACTTGTCACGGGCGGTTTTCACAAAGAAGTTGGGCAGGACAGTGCCGCTAATAAAGCTGATCAGCCACATGACGGGCTTGGTCACCAGGGCAGTCATGACCCGCCAGAACGGCGAATAGGCGCTGGTGTTGCTCATCTTGCTGCCTTGGGCTGCTACTTCCTTTTCCCAGGCCTTACGCAAACCGTCCTCGGTCACGGGAATGCCGGCGTCAGCGAGCGCCTGTTTAAAGTCTACGTCGCTCACAGGGTCACCTCGATGTCGCCAAACTTCAGGGTTTTGGCCGTGACCAGGTACTGGCCAGACTGCACCTGGTTAATCAGTGCGGTGCCCGGTACCAGGCGTTCATCAGCCTCCACCAGCAGCTCCAATTGCTGGATGCAGTCGCGCTGACGCAGGCGACTGCGCTCAGCCACCAGCGTCACCAGCCGGCCGCTTTCGCGGATCATGTGCGCGATGTCCTGGGCGATGCTGGCCCGGTCCTCGATCAGCAACGGCTGACGCGACGGGTCCAGCGACAGGTCGTTGTCGATGATCAGCAGGTCTATGTATTCGCTCATCCGCCCACCGCCATGGCCAACATGCCTTCCAGCTCCAGCGGGTTCATCGGTTTACCGGTGTGAATGTTGACGTTCTCCACGTGGGTGCCCTTGTTCTGGGTTTGGTTGTTGTTCTGGATGCTGCTCAGCAGGCCGCCCCGGGGCACGGCTTCGGGCCGCTTCGGTGACAGACCGGCCACAGATCCGTTCATGCGTTGCTGGCTTTGCTCGGCCTTTTCAGTGGGTGCCGGCGCAGTCACCAACGACGGCGGCTGCTTCGGCTGCGGGATGTTGAGCTGCGGTCCGATCGGCGCCGGTGTCTTCAAGGCAGGCGCGGCCACGAGTGCCGGCGCGGTGCGCGGGGGCTCGGGTGCCGTAAGGGGCTGCGGAATAGGCGCCGGCGTTTTCGGTACCGGGGCCAGGACCAACGCTGGCGGCTGTGCCTGGGGCTGCAATGCGTTGAGCGCGGGCATTGCCGGCGCGGGCGTCTTCTGTGCGGCAGCCATCACCAAGGGCGGCGCCTGGATGGGCTGCTGGGGAGCGCTCACCAGCTGCGGCAGCAACGGTGCCTCGACCGTCGGTGCAGTGATGGTTGGCAGTTGCGGTGCCGCCGGCATGTCGCCAAACGCGGCATCGATCTGTACGCCCGGGATCTTGTTCAGCATCTCGATCAAGCCATTGATGGCCGATTTAAAGATGTTGACGATGCCGTCCCATGCGGCGCTGGCCATACCCGACCAACCGCCCATCGAGTCGAACCAGTCAGACAGCGCCGTCAACTGGGCACTGATCCACTGGAACGCCTCGCTGTTGAATAGCGCACTGGTCCATTCGTCCCAGTAGATGATCGCTGCCGCCACCGCCGCGACCAGGGCGACAATGCCGACCACAACCCATGTCACCGGGTTGGCCAGTAGCGCGGTATTGACCAGCCAGATCGCGCCCTGCCACAGCAGCATCGCGCCCTTGACCAGACCCATCCAGGCGACCATCAGCACCAGGCCCGCGACGAACCCGATCACCATAACGGTGTGATACAGGAACATCGCGATACTGCGCAGGCCGGCCATGGTCAGGACTTTCCACACAGTGACCAGACCCAGCCAGACCATTTTCGAGATACCCACAGTCAGCGTGAGCAACGACATGGCCGCAATGATCCCGAACACCACCAACGTGGTGATGCCGATCACGCGGGTGATGTTGGGAAACAACTGGGTCCAGCGGGTCAGCGTGGCAGCGATGGCAACCAGGCGATCCATCAGCGGCGTCAGGATTGGGATCAGCGACTGCCCGAAGGCGATACGCAAGGCCTGCACAGCGGCGCCGAACTGTTGCCACGGGTCTACCATCTGTTTGGCCATGCGCTCGGCATTCTCCAACCCGTGCACATTGCCCAGCCGATCCATACCGTTTTTCAAGCGGTCGGTGTCGCCCAGCAGTGTGGTGATCAGTCGCGCCGCTTCACCACCGAAGGCGTCACGCAGCTTTTTGCCGTTGGCCTCAATCGACAGATCGCCAAACTTGCCTTTGAGCTTGTCCAGGATGTCCATCATCGGCAGCAACTTGCCCTGCTGGTCGACAAAGGACATGCCGAGCTTTTCCGATGCGCCGCTGACGTTCTCAAAGAACGATTTGTAGAGGCCGCCAGCCTCCCCGCCGTCCATGGTGCTGCCCAGTGTGCCCAGCACCGCCATTTGCTCGGCCAGGCTCACACCGGCAGTGCTGGCCAGTCCACCGGCGGCTTTAAATGCCTCGCCGATCTGCTCGCCACTGGTACGGAACAATTGCACCGCCGTGGCGGTTTGCCCCGCTAGGGTCTCCACCCACTGGCCCTTGCCCATGGCGTCGGCCTGGCCCTTGAACAGGTTGTACATGGTGCCGACGTAGGTGCCCATGGTGTCCGCGTCGGACTTGGTGGCCTTGGCCAACAGGTTGCTGGCGTTGGTGAAGGTGGCCAGCTGGCTGCCCGCCAGCCCCTTGATGGCGCCTTCGATGTGATACGCCGAGGCTACAAAGTCCCGGGCGTTTTCCCCGTAGGCCACCGAAAACTCCAGGGATTTTCGATTCAGTGCGGTCAACGCATCCTCGGCCACACTCAGCGATCGGACCTCGCCCAGGGCGCGGTTCATCTCCAGAGCGGGTCCCAGCGACTGGGTGATGGCCACGCCGGCGCCCACCAATCCCGCCAGGCCAAGGCCCATGGTCTTGATGTGCTTTTCGCTCTGTTCAGCCAGATCTGAAAAGCTAGCTTTCACCTTGCCCAACGGGGCGGTGACCTTATCGGTCAGGCTCAAAATGAAGGCCAGGCGGGCGCTTTGGTCAGCCATCTGTGTTTATCCGTTCAATGCGTGGGCGATGCCGTTGGCGATGGCGATTTCCATCCGCCGCCAGTGTTCGTCCTCAAGCCACTTAGCCGTGCCCATCACCTCGGCGGTGGGCTCGGCACCTGGTAGCCAACGACCGGCCAGGGCCACCAGTTGGCCAAGGCCGTTTTCGGTCAGTCGTTCGGCGTGGTCGAGGGCTTTTTTACGGTGATTTCAACGTCAGGGCTGTATTCCTCCAGCAGCGCGCCGGCCAGCTGCATCACGAATACCGGGTTGCCCAGCATCGGCTTGAGGGTGGCGCGCTCTTCCTGTTTAACGGTGGTCACCAGCAGGTTGTTCGCCGGCGCGACCTTGTTGGCCTGGGTCACCGCGTTGAAGTACTTGGTCACGTCCTGCGGGGTCAGCTCAAAGGTGAATTCCTTGTCGCCTACTTCCAGGGTGATCTCGCGTTTATCGGTCATGCGTGTTGCTCCGTTCAGGGATTGAAAGTGGGGTGATGTCAGCGCAGGCAAACCCGGCGCATGTGGTCCTGCAGGCCCAGGATCATTTGCCGACTGAGGGCGAGCTGATCTCTGAGGGTGAAATAATCTTGTCGAGCGTCTTCTGTGAGTTCGGCGGATCCGCCATCAGCCAAGCCGCCGGCGCCGGTGGTACCGGTCGCGGGGGCGCTGCAGGTGGCGTTGAGCTGCAGCCGCTTAAGGCCAGCGCGAACAGCGAGGCGCAGGCCGTCGTTTTGGGCGCGTTCATGGTTCAGTTCCTGGGTACGTTGAAGGTCGATGGCGTCACGCTCGGCCAGCCGCTCGCCGGTGATGCGAGCCGTTTCGCGCAGGCCGGTGACTTCGAACAGCGCTGCATCGCGCTCGCTGCGGGCGATATCGCGCTGACCTTCCAGCAGGTCAAAGGCGAACCAGGCCACCAGGCACAGCACCAGGGGGAAAATGGCTTCGCGCATTACAAACCCGCCTTGCACAGTTGCACTTCGGCCAAGCGGCGCCGGTGCAGGCCCCGGACAAATTCCTTTTGCCCCGGGGCGGTGGTGACGTAGGCCCATACTGGGGTTTTGCCGTCAGCGGCCCACGCCAGCGCGTTGCATCCGTCCTTGATGCGCCCGGCATTGATCAGCGCGACAGCCCGACTGGCGCAGGTGCTGGGCACGCCGAAGTTATGGCTATGGCTGCTCAGCGCGTCGAAGGTGTTCTGGCCCACGTCCTGGTTGGTGATGCAGTCGGCCAACTGCAACTGGCCCTTGCTGATCACCAGCTGTTCCACCTCGCTGCAGCGCGCATCCGACCAGTAGTCACCGACCACCACCGGATAAGGGCTGGTGTGGCGGGTGATGCCTTTGCACACGGTCGGCAGGCCCTGGGCGAGCTTGTCGGCATACACAGTGTTCTCGCCGTTGCCTTCCCAGGTACCGAGGAACACCACCAGCGTGGAGCTGCAGAGCGCAATGGCGCCAGCGGCGATCTTGCCGCGCAGGCTCATGGGAAAACCACGCGAAGCAAGGTTGGGCCGATCATCTGCAGCACGGCCCACAAGGTGCTGGCCACGGCCAGCGCCCAGGTAATTTTGGTGCCGAGGCCGGATACAACGCTGGTCAGCTTCTGCTGGCCCTCGTTGAGTTCCGAGAGTTGGCCAGCCAGGTGTTCAAACTGCTGTTCCAGTTTGGTGACACGGGTCGGGACCGTTTCCATCTGGCCCACGCGGTGTTCGACCACTGCCATTTTTCGCTCAAGGCGCCCAAGGCGAGCGGAGTTCGCCACCAGGTCGGGCGTGGTTCCATCGGTCATCGGCGGCGTCCTTTCTCGAAAGTGGTTTGGCATGGCGTGCAGCGCGTTTTCCCGCCAAGGGCGCGGCGCGCCTCGGGGATCTCGTTGTCACAGTCCTGGCAGTGGATAGAACTGGGGCCCGTTGGCTGCGCCCGGGCTTGGGCCAACTGCGCGTCGATAGCCTGTTGCCGTTGACGCTGTTCCAGGGCTTGGGCGCGGTCGAACGGGCAGGTCATCAGCTCAGGCCCTCGATCTCGGTAGCGTCGAGGTAAGGCACGCCGTTGATGCGAATAAAGTCCGGGCTGGTGACCTCAAACGGCACCTTGTGCTTGGTCTTCTCGCCGCCCTTGGGATCGATGCTCAGCAGGCTGGAGACCTTCAACTTGCAGCCGAAGGCCTC